GTCATCCCACATGAAGTTGCACACCTTGCTCAACTGTGCTATGAGCGTAAGAACAACATGACTCATAATGCGCATGGCATCGTTTGGAAGTCAATGATGACTTCCATGCACAAGAAGCCGGATGTCTATCATAGCATGGACACTTCTAAGGCTGTGCGTTATCACAAAGAGCAAAAGAAAGCATCCAAGCGTAAAAAGACCGAAGAGTAAGCTGGTCAATTTACATCTGTTGAAAAATGTTCCGTGACCATGTTTACATAGGCGCGGAATCAGGGTATAATTGCCATACTTGCAAACAAAGTGAGGATATGACATGGCAGAACACGTAGCATTTCCGAGCATTGAGCAATTTCGCCACGTTGTCAAATGTGTGCGTGATCGTGCTAACTATCACGGTCAACCGTTGCCCAAGCTCAAGTTCAGCGGCACTGTAAAGCTGCACGGTACCAACGCAAGCGTTGTGAAGGACATCACGACTGGTGAGTTTTGGGCCCAGTCACGTAACAACGTGATCACACCCGAGGCAGATAATGCAGGCTTTGCAAAGTTTGCATATGACAAGCGCGAAGAGTTTGAAGACCTCATCTCAGCGGCACAGGTTGTATTTGGGCAGCATCTGCTTGAAGTAGGTGATAAGATTGCCATCTACGGTGAATGGTGTGGGCAAGGAATTCAAAGCGGTGTTGCTATCAGCAATATGCCTAAGACCTTTGTTATCTTTGCTATTCGTGTGGTGCGTGAAGAAGAGCGGTCGGTTTGGTTTACTGACGAGCAGCTAATTGCTGTTGCTGATCGCTACGGTGATGAGCGTGCCGCAGACCATCGTATCTTCAGCATTCATAAGTTTGCAACCTGGGTAGTAGAGATTGACTTTGCAAACCCGGAGCAAATTCAAAATGACCTGGCGGCATTGACCAATCAAGTTGAGCATGAATGCCCGGTTGGCAAGGCATTTGGGTATTCTGGTGTCGGTGAAGGGATTGTCTGGCGTTGTGTGTCGGTGTGGAATGTGCCGACCACTGATGCTGATACTTTCACCATCAAGACCGCTGACCTGATCTTCAAGGTCAAGGGTGAGAAGCACTCTGACACCAAGGTTAAGAAGCTTGCTGCGGTTGACATTGAAAAGGTCAACAGCATCAAAGAATTTGTGAGCACCGTGGTAACTGACCATCGCTTGGAGAAGGGCATTGCCTTCTTGCAAGAAGGTCGTACCGAACCGCTCGAACCTAAGGATATTTCAGCTTTCCTCAAGTGGGTTGGCTCGGACGTCCTGAAGGAAGAAGGTGATACGATTGATGCCAGCGGCTTTGATCGTAAGGAAATTATGCCGAAGGTGAACCACGCGGCCCGTCAGTGGTTCTTGGAAAAGGTGAATAAAGTATGAGTAAGTCTGATGTAACCAAAGGCCTGGTGCGCTACATGCGTGCCCTGACGTTGGCCCAAGTGGGTGAGGATGAGGTGACCCTGGCACCGCATAACATGGGTGGGGTCACCTTTGCTGTGGACATCCGTCATTCGGCAAAGAAGCTGGACGTGGCAATTGCAATCTGTCGCGCTGATGAGAACTTTTCCAAGGCACTGGGACGTAATGCAGCCCTGACCTTGCTGGAGCAAGGCGGTCACAATGTGATCACTGTTGACTATGAGCCGAAAGCTTCGCTGCTCAACAACATGATCCACGGTGTGATGAACTATCAACCGGACGAGATCACCGAAGCCGATGCACGCAGGCTGCGCACGGCCAAGCAAGCTCTTGCTACCATCATCCGTGATACGGAAGCTGCAATCAAAGAATTCCAAGAGCTGGAATTTATGAGCATGCTCGGTGCTATCGGTGGTCGTGGCCACAGCCATGAGCAAGGCTGTGGTTCGGAAGATGGTTGCTGCGGTTCCTGCAAATCTGAGTAAACACGGCTGAAATGCTCAGCTGCCACCAGTTGGCAAGGACGTGATCTCCGGGCAGTTGGGTGCTAAACGGCATTCCTTCTGCCCGGAGCTCTTTGTGCAAGCAGTTGTTTGAAGCCTAGCTTATTAAGTGAGATGACTAACTTTTTATGTCATCCCAGCTTAGCCCATTAAGTCCAACAACCATTGCACGGGCATGGACTAACCTGACAATCGTGCAGCTTGCATGATAATCGGCAAACTTGTCGGGCTTTACCTCAAATAAAAGCGGACCTCTAGGGTCCGCTCTGTTACTACCACTGCCTTGAAGGTTTAGCGATACTCTGGCTTAACTTCGACAGGAACAATCGAACCACCCTTTAACTGAAGCATAACCTTCAGGGTACGCGGTGGAATTTCGGAGTACATCTTGTCGCGAAGCTCTTCGTACTTCTTCTCAAAGTCCGGTGCTTCCTTGTCAAGCTTGTCAAGCTCTGGCTTGTACTTCTTCTGAACTTCAGCACGAAGCTCATAGTAATCCGAGCTTTCCATCTCATACTGGATATATGAGTCATTGCCCCATTCGGTAGACTTACCCTTGGATGCTTTGATCAGATCTCTCATGTACACGCGCTCATTACTGAACTTATAGGTCACACCCTTAACGGTAATCTTGTCAAGGTAGCCTTCTTCAATAACCAGCTTCAAGAACTCTTCCGGTGATTCGACCTTCTTAGCCTTGGAAGATTTGTACTTTTCAAGCTTGTCCCGCAATTGGGACTTCAGTCCGTCAATGTACAACTCATATGCACTACGGCTACGGCCGCGCGCATAAGAGATCACTTCAGGATCACTCGGAGTAGGAACACGGCCTTGGCGCTGCTTAGTGCGTTCAGCACTTTTCACACTGCGTTCGGTATCCTTAGTGATGAACATTACCTCAACAGCTTTGCCTTCGGCACGAGCCTTCTTGACAATGATGTCCATGATCTTACGAGCAAAGGTTTGAGCTTCGCGTGAAGCGTTGCTCAGCTGAACGGCACGGTTTTCCCAAGTCTTACGCTTGTCACCGAATTGATCATTGAATTCCTTCTCATCCATCACTTTGGTGAAGAACTTGGTATTGAGCACCATGATCAGGTTTGCCTTACCAGTCTCACCTTGGCCGACACGGGTTAGGTCGGTTAGGGCCATAACTTGGTCACCGTCATACGACATTACTAAGGACAGGTACTCCTTGTTGTCTGCATAGGTGGACCAGGTCTTATCACCGTTACGGCCTACAACTTCGAACTTTTCAACGCCGGAGTTTTGACCGAACGGTTTATTAAGCTTGGCGCTCTTTTTAGCATCAGCTCCGTAGCCAGAGGTTTTTACATTTTGCAACGGACGGAGTAATGACTTGTCAATTACGTCCAGGTTGCCAAGATATTCAAATAGCAGGTTGAGGCTTTCAGCAAGCAAAGATTGCTCTTTAACATCAAGCAGCTCAGAAAGAAGTACAGTCATATGTGTAACCCCATTTAGTGGTAGGTTGTATCAGGTGTTATTTACCGAGCTTAGGAGCCGATAAATAGGAAACATAAGACTTTTAGGCGGGAAACTACATGACAGCCACCACAATCACCAACTACATCGAGATTGAAGGTAACGACTTAGGTGCTAAGCAACGCCGAGTAAGCCCTACATCAATTCGTGTTCAATGGACGGTACCGTCCAATCCAATTGCATACAACGGTGTGATTGTTGTGTGCTCACCGGTCGAGCTCAACCCATCGAATTTCCCAACTGACGGTGTTCGATATGAAGGTTCAGCAAGCTTTGCATCGCCGGCTGACATGATTGGCCTTGCTCAAGTTGTAGGTGCATACTACGATGACTTCGACACAAACGAGGTTGTGATCACCGATCTCGAGCCCAACAAAGCCTACTACATTGCGGTTCATTTGGTCACCAATGTTTACTCGTACTATCAGCAAGGGATGCGTACTTACCCATCGAGTAACACTACCTCCGTGTTTGCTGGTAAGATTGAAGAAAGCTACGGCCCTCCGGATAACCCGTTTGCTGGCCAAACCTACTTTGACCCTGATCAGAACATGCTCTTTGTTTGGGACGGTTCGACATGGTCACCCTCAACAGCCCATACGGTTATCACGGGTGATGTTGACCCTGTTCCTCCATATGCTGGTCTACCAACCGGTTATCCTCGCGTAGGTGACTTCTTCTACAATACCCGTGTCAAGGCTTTGAAGGCGTGGACTGGCTTGAAGTGGATCGAATCTGAATCTCGTAAGGGTGAGCCGACATACGGTGAGCTGGGTATCGGCACTACCGGTGAACCATCAGCACGTGAAACTATTAAAGACATCCTGCGCCATCAGCTCGGTTATCCTGTTATCTGTGTTGAGCTACAAGATGTGCACTTTGACATCGCATTGAACAATGCATTGCAAGAGCTTCGCCGTCGTACAGATTCTGCTTACTACAAGCAGTACATGTTCATGACTGTGATGAAGAATCAGGATGTGTACTATTTGAATGATCCAACTACTGGTACCCGCGGCATTGTGGACGTGCTGAAGATTCACCGGCTTAATATGTTGGGCCTGACCAACTTTGGCCCGGATAACATTTATGCACAGCAGTTCTTGAATCAGTTCTATGCACCGGGTAACGGCTACGACCTGGTCTCGGTGCATCTTGTGCACGCATTGTCCGACACCTACACTCAGCTGTTTGCTGGTGAGGTTGCATATAGCTGGCGCGAAGCTACGCGTGAGCTGCGCCTCTTCCGTAAGATGGGCAATAATGAGAAGGTGCTCATTGAATGTTCCATGGAGAAGTCGGAGCAAGAGCTGCTCGTAGATCGTTGGACCCAACAGTGGATTCAGCAGTGGGCTGAAGCTGAGCTGATGTTCATGCTGGCTCATATTCGTGGTAAATTTGCATCATTGCCTGGCCCTGGTGGTGGCCTATCACTGAACGCCGATAGCCTGATGTCAGAAGGTCAGCGCTTACAAGATGATTGCCTCCGTCAGATTCGTGACTATGAGGTCGGTCAGAACGGTCCGGATAACTTCTACTCACCGTTCCTCATCGGTTAAGGTAAATCATGGGCTGCACAGACGATTCCAATAAGCCAGCTACAGACTCAGGTGCTTGCCAACCGGTAAACTCTGGTTGTGATCAGGTACCTGATCTGAAGTTTGCATTCAACAAAAGCGACACACCGTATCAAGTTCCTAAGATTTGTGTAGGTACGATTGACTATTCTACATCAGAATGTGCTGATAAAGAGGCAAACTACATTGCAGGCTTGCAAGCTGAAGCCCTTAATGCTGCTGGAGGCCCAGTTAACATCTTCCCAATGTTGGGGGTGCACAGTCAAGGCTCTACCATGGACATGGTGGACTCAAATGGCTATCCGCTATCATCAGGCACGCCATCAGGCTTTAATGTGCTTGATGCATTCCGTGTAAATGACGGATCATGGCGTTCGGTGCAGCAAGGTTCCGATGTGCTTACCAAACCTGCCTTCTTGGGCTATTCATTTGGCACAAAGAAGGCATGGGACAAGATTGGTGCTCCGCAAGAACGTTATCAGTCTCCGCAACCTGTGCTGCGGCAAGTAGGTAGCATCCGCATCACCCAGGGCTCACAAAAAGAGAACCGTGCTACCCAGGTGCGAGTTGAAGCATCAAATGATGGTATTAGTTGGCAACGAATTGATGTCGTGCGCTTACCCGACACCGATCAACCCGTAACGGTTGGTGTTCGCTCTCATGCAAAATTCAATGCGTATCGATTGGTGCCGGTGTTCTTTAATGGTGTGTCATCCAACTCCCAATGGGAGGTTGTACAACTTCAGCTGCTTGAAGCAACAGCTGTTGCCATTGACAACATTCAAGACTTCTTCCTGCTAGAGAACCGTGATCGGTCGTATTGCCGTACTTCGGTGATGTTGAAGTGCCAATATGACTTGCTTGATGTACAGACTGAGCTGGCAAAGTTTGGTATCAACTTGCCTCAGACTTACATCTTCACATGCAGCTTTGCAATGCTGATCTCAGCCTTGGGACGCCCGATTGTTGTAGGTGACATTGTAGAGCTCCCTGGCGAAGTACAGTATGATACCAACTTGAACCCAGTTCGTAAGTGGCTTGAGGTTACCGACACTAGCTGGAGCACAGAAGGCTACACGCCTAACTGGAAGCCACAGTTGTATCGCTTTTATGCACAGCCTATCCTCCCGTCTGTGGAGCATCGTGACATCCTGGGTCTACCAGGTCAAGTCAATCGTGCACAAACCGATGATGACTTCTTGGCCGGTATGCTGCTTCAAAATGATCAAGCATACAAAGCTGCTGAAGCCATCAAGCAAGATGCTGAGGACAAGGTACCGCTTACTGGTGCTGACCCGGCTGACATCCAGTCTGGTATGCCATTACTCGGCCCAGTTGGCGGCTACGATGGCAATGACTTGTATGTCGGTGATGCAATCCCACCAGACGGCATGGCTTATACAACTGGTGACCAATTGCCGGCTCCAGCCGATATTCAAGACGGCCATTACCACCGTCAGACTTACACTATGATTGCCGAGTCAATTCGGCCGCCAGAACGGTTGCTTCGTTGGAATGCAACTAAGCAACGCTGGGCTGTCATCGAAGTTAATACCCGCATCAAGGCTGACTCTCATAAGCGCACAATCAGTCGAATTCTTGGATCAGACCAAGCTGTTACACCGGACTTCAAACCATGAAGACAAACTTAAAACAATTCTTATTGGAGGGGCTGATCAAGCTCCCTCCGAAAATGCTAGCCGAAATGACACAGTTTGCTGTCTATTGGTATCTTTGTGCAATGAAAGATGAGCTTGAAGCAAATTACGAAGGTCGTGAATATAGCCTATTGTTCCAAGAGCTTCGTAGTGCAATGGCTCGCTATGGCATCTCAAAGCTAGATGACAATGATTCAGAGGAAGCTGGTCGTTTAAAGAATTCACCTCGCAGCAAGTCAAAACGGTTCACTATTGACTTTGCTGACATGCCACGTGACTATGTCGAGCGTGTTGCTGCTAAGGCCAACTTGGCAGTCGATGAGCTTTATGAATCCCTTGAGAAGAAGACTCTCAAGCTGTTTGTGTACTTCGTCTCGCCAAAGGTATTGGGTACGGCTAATGCACATTATGATCCGACACCACAACAGATTGTGATCTCGCTTGATAAGTTTTGCAAGCCAGATCAAAATATGCACATCAAGCTGAACTTCAGGCTTGACCAGTATGTCGGTGTTTTGCAACATGAGCTGACTCATGCTATCCAACATATCTTCCTTGGTGCATTACATGATAAGCAGATTGAATCAGCTGACAAGAGCGAGCCTGATTATTCACATGCTAAATACCTTGCATCACTGATTGAATACGATCCGTGGATCAAGTCATCGATTGCCGATGTTAAGTCAATTATCCGCTTGAACCCCAAAGCAAAACCAGCTGATGTCATTGCATTTGCAACAGTATCATCAGCAAAAGCTATCGGTTTTGAGCCCGATTATTTGAGGCGCACTCGTAACTTCTTTGCAACCCTTAAGAAGAAGGATATCAAGCGGTGGCAACGTGCTAGCAAGCTGCTCATGGTTGCAGTTACTCACAAGGACAAGGCATGATTCGTCATTACTACTACAACAAACAGCTAAAGCATGCCGTCATGGCATTTGCTAACATATTTGCTGGCTTGCATGTTCGCACGGGGCAGAATGGCTGCGGTGAGGTTGATGAGATTGAAGTCCCAATCCGGTACGGTTCAACTGACCGTGTTGCTTCGGCCATTGCATCGGGAAACACACAGAACAAGCTGCATACTCTTCCTATCATGTCATGCTACATGACCGGCATGGAGCTTGCACCAGATCGCATGCACGGTGTGAACCAAGTTGATCGTCGCACATACTTGGAGCAAGGCGGTGTGTACCCGAATGATGTAAAGGCTATTCGTCGTGTCATGCCTATCCCCTACAACCTGCAGATGGAGCTGGCCATTTATGCATCAAACACTGACCAAGCATATCAGATTCTTGAGCAGATCCTGATCCTATTTGACTATGATCTTCAGATCCAGTTTAATGACTCGCCGTTTGACTGGGCCAAGATTACCAAGGTGACATTGACTGGTATCTCCAATGAGGAAAACTACCCTGTTGGCACTGATCGTCGGATCCTGACATGGAACTTGACATTTGACTACCCGATCTGGATTAGCCCACCGATGGAGTTCCGTGATGATGTTGTGACACGTGTCTCCCTCAACTATGCTGATATTGATAGCTATAGTTTCAATGAGTATGATGAGGATGGTAACCTTGTGCCGTTTGACAATGGAACAATGGCTACCACTGCGTTGGATGTACCGTACTCGGTGTCTGCAAACCCGAGTAGCGGTGGCAGCGGTATGGATGCACCAGATCCAACACAAACAATCAATGATGCGGTTGAGGAAAACCTCTTCGGCAAGCATTTCAACCCGGCAACCGAACCTTGCCGTAACACTGGCTCACACTTGAAGCCTTAAGCCTTGGGCAATTATTGTGCCTCTGACCTTATGTGCTTTATAAATAGCAACATGAGTACTCTATGAGGCATATGCTCTCTAGCTAAGGAGATTATTACAATGGCTACACTTTCACAAGCTGGTATCGCTG